CCGACGTTTTCGACGGCACCGACTCAACCGAGACGATCACGTCAGCCGACATCACGGCCAGCATCTGCCGCCTGCTTTCCGTGATGGCGACCGCGAATACGTCCGACCGGACGTATCACTTCGGCCCGGTCTCTGTGGCGTCTGCGTTCGGCGGGGTCGTGCCGCCGAAGTTTGTGATTTTCGTCGTCCACTCGACCGGCGTGAATCTCACCAGCACGGCCGCGAATCACCAGATTCGCCTCCAGCCGGTTTACGAGACGGTGGCCTGATGCTGCGTCCGCACGAATCGCTGCGGCTCGGCCTCGTCGGCGCGTGGTGCCCGTCGCTGGGGGCGACCGGATACACGCTGCTTGACCGCAGCGGCCGGAACAATCACTGCACGATGACGAACATGGGCGGACAGGTGGTGTGGGTCGCCAGCGGCTCCGGCGTGGCGATGCAACTCGACGGCAGCAACGACGTGGTGGCGACCTCGTCAGGGATTGGATTCCCAACGGGCTCTCAGGCCCGCACGCTATCCGTCTGGGTCAACGTGCAGGGTGGAGTCGGTACAGTGTCTGGCGTGCTACAGCTCGTAGTCTCTAGTGGGCAGACGTTTGCTCTGCACAACTACACGCAGGCGTCTGGATCGCCGATCGCATTTTCCGACGGCGTGAATGGTGGCAACAACCTGTCGTGGCCCGCGGCCGCACTCCCGGCACTCAATCGGTGGGATCACGTCGCGATCACGCTCAACGCAAACGCTTACGCTGTCTACCGCAACGGCCGGTCTGTCCTGTCGGGCACGTTTGCCGTGGCGATCAACACGGGTGCCGTGACTGCCGTGCGCGTCGGCTCGCGATCTGGCAGCGGCGTCTTGAACGGCTACGCCGACGACGCTCGCGTATACAACCGAGCCCTGACGCCTGCGGAGATTCTGCTGCTCGCCTCCCGCCGCGGTATCGGCCTCGTGCCGCAGCGGCAGCGACGCACGAGTGCGTCGAGCAAGCGGCTACATCTCAACGTCGGCGGGGTGTGGAAGGAAGCGGTGCCGTTTGTGAATGTGGGCGGAACGTGGAAGGAAGCGGCCGTCTATCGCCGCGACTCCACGTCATGGACGAACTGAAAGAGAACACCGCACCGGCCGTACAGTGAACCTAGGGCCACGATCCGGGCATTGACCCGGGCCATACCAGGAGAACGCCATGAGCCAGGTCAAGATCCGTCGGCTGTCCCGTTCCGTGTCCGCCACCATCGCCACCTCGACGAGCTCAAGCACCACGCTCCGACTCGACGACATGGCCACCGCTGCCGTGCAACTGCCGACCGTCGGCACCTCCGGCACGATCCAGGTGTGGGGCAACACGACCGACACCGGCACGTTCGTCCCGGCCTACGGTGCGGACGGTGTCGCGGCCACCATCACCGTCCCCGCCGGGGCGACTGCCAACGGCACCGTGTACGCCATGCCGGCCGCGGCCGCATCCCTGCCCTACGTGAAGCTGGTGGCCGCAGCCGCCGGCGTCACGGCGAGCGCCACCGTCCTGTTCAAGAGCTGATGCCCACGCGTATTCCAGCACACCGGCCGCCGCGGATCCGCACGAGGCGGGACGACAGCAACCGCCCGAGCGCCGCGGCCCGGGGCTACTGCGACAAGGCCCACCGGGCGTGGCGGCAAGCGGTGCTGACGCGGGACGCGTGGACGTGCCGGACGTGTGGACGCGTGTGCGACGATCATCGTGAGGCCCACGCCGATCACGTCGTGCCGATCAGCCAAGGCGGCGGGCGGTACGACCTGGCCAACGGGCAGACGCTGTGCGTGCGGTGCCACGGGGCGAAGACCAAGGCGGAACAGCGTGCCCAAAAAAGCAGCACCGGGGGCGGGGTCAAAAGTATGGCGCAACGCCGTATATAAACCCCGGGGTGGTTCTCCGTGTATGCGTGGTCGAAATTGCTCAACGGGTAATCGCTCGTGACTCGCGGCCGCAAACCGACGCCCCGCCCCATCCTTGAGCAGCGCGGTTCCCGCGTCCGCGGCCCGCACATTGCCGGCATCATCGCCCCGCCCGGCGCCCCGCCGGCTCCGGCTTGGCTGTGCGAGCTCGGCCGGGCCGAGTGGGACCGCATTGCCCCCATGCTTGAGGCGTCCAAGGTGATGAGCCCCCGTCATCAGCAGACGCTCGCGGCCTACTGCGACTCCTACGCCGACATGGTCAAGGCCGACCAAGAGCTGCGGCAGCACGGGGCCACGTTCATGGACGACAAGGGTAGAGTTTCCAACCACCCGGCGTGGAACCGGAAGCGTGACGCACGGCTGCACATGCTCAAGTTTGCGGCCGAGTTCGGCTTGACGGCGTCAGCACTCGCGAGGGTTTCGGTCGTTGAGCAAAAGACGCCCACCGACGACGTCACGGCCAAGCTCTTCGGCTGAGTGCACATGCGGCAGCTGCGCCCCGTGCCGCGCCGTCTGGTTCTTTGAAGACGTGATGACGCACGCCAAGGGCGAGCGCGGCGGCCAGGCGTTCAAGCTGGAGCCGTGGCAGCGGCGGTACGTGCGGTCGCTCTTTGCCACCGATGCCAGCGGCACCCGTCGCGTGCGAACCTCGCTCCTGGCCGTCGGCCGGAAGAACGGCAAGAGCACCTTGGCGGCCGGGCTCGCGCTCAAGCTGCTGCTCGAGCCCGAGCCGGGCGTCGAGGTGTACAGCGTGGCGGCCGCGCGTGATCAGGCGCGGCTCGTGTTCGACACCGCCCGGATCGCAGTCGAGCAGTCGCCGCTCCTGTCGCAGCACCTCAAGGTCTACCGCAACGCGATCGTGTGCGAGCGGACGCACGGCACCTACAAGGCCCTGTCGGCCGAGGCGGGCATCCAGCACGGCCTGTCACCGCACGGCGTGATCTTCGACGAGCTGCACGCCCAGCCCAACCGCGAGCTCGTGGACGTGATGGCCACCAGCATGGGCGCCCGCCGGCAACCGCTCATGGTCTACATCACGACCGCCGGCTACGACCGAAAGAGCATCTGCTGGGAGATCTGGAAGTACGCCGAAGCCGTGGCCAGCGGTGCCATCACCGACCCGCGGTTCCTGTCGGCGATCTTCGCCGCCCCGCCCGAGGCCGACTGGAAGGACGAGAAGGTCTGGGCACTCGCCAACCCCAACATGGGCGTGAGCGTGAAGCTCGACTTCCTGAAGAGCGAGTGTGCCCGGGCGATCGAGATGCCAGCGTACGAGAACACCTTCCGGCAGCTGTACCTGAACCAGTGGACGGAGCAGGACACCCGCTGGCTGCGGATGGACCACTGGGGGCAGGGCAACCTCCCCTGCCCCGTGGACCTGACGGGCCGCGAGTGCTGGGGCGGGCTCGACCTGGCAACGACTTACGACACCACTGCGCTCGTCCTGCTGTTCCCGCTCGGCGACGGCCGCTACTGGGCCGAGCCGCACTTCTGGATTCCGGAGGAGAACGCAGCCGCCCGAGAGCGCCGCGACAAGGTGCCGTACCTGGCGTGGGCTCGGGCCGGCCGGCTGAAGATGACGCCCGGCAACGTCACGGACTACGACGTCGTACGGGCTGATATCAACGCACTCGCCAAGCGGTACCAGATTCGCGGCATCGCGATCGACCGCTGGAACGCCACGCAGCTATCAACCCAACTGCAAGGCGACGGCCTGCAGATCGTAGGTTTTGGACAGGGCTACGGATCCATGTCGGCCCCGTCGAAACAGCTCGAAGCACTTGTCGTGGCTGGCAAGATACTGCACGGCGGGCACGAGGTGCTGACGTGGCAGGCAGGCAACGTGGCAATTCAGCGAGACGGGGCGGCTGACAACATCAAGCCGAGCAAGGCCCGCAGCACGGAGCGGATCGACGGGATCGTGAGCCTGGTTATGGCACTGGGCATCCACGCGACGGCGACGGCACCGCCGCCCGAGCAGAGCTGGGACATCATCTCTCTATGATCGCCGGCATCGAGCAGCCCGAAGAGAAGTCGTACCGCATCATCGACCTGCGTGGCACGTCGGGCGACGGGTGGGCGGACGCCCCGGCCCGCGGCCCGGCGGGCGTCCGGATCACCCCCGAGACGGCGCTGCAGTGCTCCACGGTGCTGGCCTGCGTCCGGCTGATCGCCGAGAACGTGGCCACCGTCCCGCTGCACCTCTACCGGCGGCTGCCCGAGGGCGGCAAGGAGCGGGCACGCGACCTGCCGCTGTACAAGACGCTGAACCAGCAGCCCAACGGCTGGCAGACGTCGTTCGAGCTGCGGGAGATGATGACGGCTCACTGCCTGCTGTACGGCAACGCGTACGGCGAGCTGCGGCCCGGGCTTGGCGGGGCCGCGAGCGAGATTTGGCCGCTGCACCCGTCGCGGATGAAGGTCGAGCAGCTCGAGGACGGCAGCCTGCGGTACTGCTACCGCGAGAGCAACGGCGCCGAGACCATCTACCGGCAGGATCAGATATTTCACCTGCGGTGGCTGTCCAACGACTCGGTGATGGGCATGTTGCCGATCACGCTGTCGCGGGACGCGATCGCCCTGGCCCAGGCGCTTGAGACGCACGGCGGGGCGTACTTCGGCAACGCGTGCCGGCTGTCCGGGCTCATGGAGTCCGACAACCCCATCACCGTGGAGACAGCCGAGCGGCTCCGCGAGCAGTTCGAGCGGATGCACCGCGGGGCCGACCGCGCCCACCGCACGGCCGTCCTGCCGCAGGGCGTCCACTGGAAGGACGTGCAGAGCACCAACGAGGCGAGCCAGTTCCTCGAGACCCGCCAGTACCAAGTGATCGAGATCTGCCGGGCCTACCGCGTCGATCCGTCGTACGTGCAGGACAAGACCAAGGTGGGCTACGCGTCGCAGGAGCAGGCGGCCATCGACCTGGTGCAGCAGACGCTCCTGCCGTGGTTCAGGCGGTGGGAGTCCGCGATCACCCGCGACCTGATCACGCAGGACGAGGTCTACTTCGCGGAGTTCGACACGCGCGGCCTGCTGCGTGGCGACTTGGCGGCCCAGGCCAACTGGCTGCAGACCATGCTGAACACCGGCATCTACTCGGTGAACGAGTGCCGCGAGGTTTTGAACATGAACCCGATCGGCCCCGAGGGCGATCAGCGGTACATGCAGTCGAACCTGACCACCATGGAAGGCATCGCGGCGTCGGCGGCCACGCCTGGCGATCCCGCCGCCCCGGCGACCGAGCCGCCGCTGGCTGCCCAGCCCGAGCCCCCCGACGAGCCCAAGCCCGCCCCGCCGGCCCCGCGATCCCGCAGGAGGAAGCGATGAGCACCCACGAGCGCCGCGACGTTGCCCTGCCGCTGTCGATCGAGACCCGGGCCGACGGCAAGCCGCTGATCCGCGGCATGGCCGCCCGGTACGGCGTCCGGTCGGTCGATCTCGGGCGGTTCACCGAGGAGATCAAGCCCGGGGCGTTCGACGCCGTCATGCGGAGGGCCGAGGGCCGCAACGTGGTCGGCCTGTTCAACCACGAGCCCAACATCGTGCTGGGCACCGAGCGGGCCGGGACGCTGCGGCTGGCGGGCACGCCCGACGGGCTGGCCTACGAGCTCGATCCGCCGGCGACCCGCGAGGACGTCGTCGAGCTGATCCGCCGCGGCGACGTGTGGGGTAGTTCGTTCGCGTTCACGGTGGCCCCGGACGGGGACGAGTGGACGACCGACGAGCAGGGCGGGCACCTGCGGTACATCCGGGCCATCGACGGGCTCTACGACGTCGGGCCAGTGCTGACCCCGGCCTACCGCGACACCAGCGTGGCCGTACGCTCGCTCGAGCGGCACCTCCAGACGCACCGACCGGCGCTCGTGCTGCCGGCCCTGAAGCGGGACGCGAAGACCGAGGCCGCACTCCGACGCTTCCTGGAGCGACATGGCCGCAAGATCGGGTGACCGCTGCCCGCGATGCCACCGCGGGCGGTACGGCGTGGTGCGCTCATGCCCCGCCGGGAGCGTGCAGGTGCGGTACCTCAAGTGCCCCTGTTGCGGCGCCAAGGACCGCAGCGTGGTGCCTGCCGACGTGATCCGCCGGCGCGGTGCGTTTCCTAACTAAGAAACGCTCGCGGCTCTCGTCTGCAAGGAGAGGCGGCGGCATCCGTAGTGTGCCTGTAGGTCAACACCTACCGCACAAGGAGCCGCACGCATGGCCGCCTCCAAGATCAAGGAACTGCTCGACCAGCTCGCCGGCGTTCTCGCCGAGATGGATCTCCTCGAGGACCAGGCGGAGGGCGAGGACGAAGTCGCCGAGTCGCCAGCCGAGGGCGAGGTGGCGGCGGCCGACCGTGCCGCGAGCGAGGCCGCCGAGAAGCGGCAGGCCCGCTACGACGAGCTGCTCGCCAAGGCGGACAAGATCCGCGCCAGCATCGCCAAGGAGGAGGCCCGCGCCGCCAAGAAGGCCGAGCTCCTCAAGGTTCTGAACCGTGCCGCCCCCGCCCCGGAGGACGCCGACGTGAAGCCCTCGATCCAGCCCATTCCGACCCGCGGCTACAAGCCCGGCGTGTTCGAGAGCCCCGAGCAGGCCCACCGCTGCGGCCAGTGGCTCAAGGCCCACTTCGGCGACGCGTCGGCCCGGCAGTGGTGCCGCGACCACCTCGGCGCCGAATACCGCGACATGGGCGGCCAGGTGAACAGCCTCGGTGGCGCCCTGGTGTTCGAGGACTTCTCCAACACCATCATCCGGCTCGTGGAGAAGTTCGGGGTGTCCATGAACCTCGCCCAGCGGGTGACCATGGCCACCGACACGCTCCTCGTGCCCAAGCGGCTCACGGGCGTGACGGGGTACTGGATCGGCGAGAACACCACGATCACCACCAGCGACCCGACCGCGTCGATGGTGCAGCTCGTGGCCAAGAAGCTCGCGATCGCGACTCGCGTCTCCAACGAGCTGCTGGCCGACAACTCCGTGTCGGTCGCGCAGTGGCTCGCTCAGGAGTACTCGACCGAGATGGCCGCCAAGGTGGACGACGCCTTCTTCAACGGTGACGGCACCTCGAGCTACGGCGGAATCCGGGGCCTGTCGCAGATCAACGACGGCACGCACACCGCGTCGGTGGTGTCGGCGGCCAGCGGCAACACGTCGCTGGCGGCCCTCGACATCGACGACTACCTCGTGGGCCTCGCGAAGCTGCCCCGCTACGCGATCGGCACCTCGGCCTGGTACATGCACCCGCAGGTCTATCACCGGTCGGTGCAGCGGATGATGCTCTCCAGCGGCACGGCCGGCTCGGGCACGATCGGTGCCCTGGCGGGCGGCAACACCGCGGCCAACCTGGCCCAGGGGACGCCCAACACGTTCCTCGGCCTGCCGGTCGTGTGGGTGCTCAAGATGGAGAGCTCGCCGACCACCGGTGGCGTCTACGCCTACGTGGGCGACATCTCGCTGTCGAGCATCATGGCGATGAAGTCCGACATGCAGGTCGCCACCAGCACGGATCGGTACTTCGAGGCCGACCAGACCGCGTTCCGTGCGGTCCAGCGGCTCGACATCAACCACCACAGCCTGGGCGACAACACCAACGCCGGCCCGGTCGTCGCCCTCAAGCTCGCCTGACCCTGAACCTCACGAGGAACCAGAACCATGAACCACCACTCGGCTGCCAAGTCGGACGTGAAGTCCACGGCGAGCGTCGCGGCATCGGCCACGTTCTCGCACGAGATCGACTGCGCGGGCTTCAAGTACGCGTCGATCGACGTGGTCTACTCGCCGTTCACGGCGACGACCGCGGCGTATGCCAGCGTGCTGAAGATCCAGGAGAGCGACGCCAGCGGCTCCAACCAGGCGGACGTGTCGGGCCTGTCGGTGACGGCCGGTGCCGGTGCCACGACCGGAGCGTCGGTCGGTGCGGTCGCCCGGTTCAACATCGACCTGCGGGGCCGCAAGCGGTACCTGACGGTCGTGACGAGCCCCGGCAACACCGTGGCCATCACCAGCGACTGCCGGCTCGGCAAGGCCGAGAATCACGCCTCGTCGGCGGCCACGGCGAACGTCAACGACTACAAGTCGCTCTGACGCTTGACCGGCCTGCGACAGTGACGCCCAAGGCGGGCGGCCCCGGGTGCTCCCGCGGCCGCCCGTTTGGCGTTACGGAGGACACATGAAGATCCGCGTGGGCCAGGTCGAGCACGACATCAGGATCGAAGCGGCGTTTTCAATGCCGCGGCTGACGTTTTCGGACAACTTCTTCTGCGTGACGCAGGCCCTGCTGCCGCTTGGGATCCCGCCGACCAAGTTCACGGGCGCGTTCTGGGAGCAGTGCCTCGACCGCGTCCTGATCGAGCAGATCGAGCGCACCGACTGGATTCTGACCGTGGACTACGACAGCGTCTTTGAGGCCGACACGGTGCAGCGGCTGCTGACGGCCGCGCTTGTGTCGGGCTACGACGCCGTGGCCCCGATGCAGACCAAGCGAGACGACGGATGCCCCATGTTCACGCCGGAGGGCCACGACGGCGGCATCGGCATGGTGCAGCTGCCCACGACGTGGTTCGAACAGACCATCCAGCCGGTCGATTCCGCCCACTTCGGCTGCACGCTGATCCGCTCGTCGGCCCTGAAGCGGACGCCGGCCCCGTGGTTCCTGGGTACCCCCAAGGCCGACGGCCACTGGGGGGACGCCAAGGAGGGCGAAAAGGGCCGGGTGGACCCCGACATCCACTTCTGGCGGGCGTTCAAGCAGGCCGGCAACACGATCGGGCTGGCCCCGCAGATCGCGATCGGCCACGCCGAGCTGAAGATCACTTGGCCCGGGCGCGACCTGAAGCCGGTGTACCAGAGCCCGTCGAAGTACTGGTCGGCCGGCGGCCGCCGGCCGGCTGAGGCGTGGGGCTCGATCGAGCACGGGGAGGCGAGCGTATGAGCGCCGATAGGGTGAAGCTGCGATTCCTGCGGCCGTACGCGGCCTACCGCAAGGGCGACACGGTCGAGATGGACCGCGGTCCTGCCAAAAGCCTGATCCTGGCCGAGGTGGTCGAGCTGGTGGGCGAGCAGCCGCAGCTCGAGCTCGCGATGCCCGAGCGACGCAACGTGGAGACGGCCGACGCCACGCCCCGGAGACGCCGCCGATGAGGTACCGCAGCCTGGTGCGGGCGACGCAGCCCGTGGTCGAGCCCGTGAGCCTCACGGAGGCCAAGCGGCACCTTCGCGTGGACTCGACGGCCGAAGACGACCTGATCGCCAGCCTGATCAGCACCGCCCGGGCGTGGTGCGAGGACTACTGCGACCGGACGTTCGTCCTGACGCAGTGGACGATGCGTCTCGACTCCTTCTACGGGCAGGTCGGCTCGCCGGTTCAGTTCGGGCTCCGGGCCGACGGCAGCAACATCGAGGGCCGCCAGGGCGTGGTCCCGAACCTGGACGTCGAGCTGCCCCGGCCGCCGATGGCCCAGTCGGGCACCGCCACGGCCGTGGCAATCACGTACACGCCCACCGCTGGGGCCGCTACGGCGACGCTGGAAGCCACCGCCTACCGCGTCGATCGCCACGCCACCCCGGGCGTCTGCCGCCCCCTGTACGGCCAATCGTGGCCCTCCCACCTGACGGACCAGAACAGCACCACCGTGACGTGGTGGGCCGGCTACGGCTCCGACGGCCAGGGCGTGCCGCCAGCGGGGCGGTCGGCCGTGCTGATGCTCGTGGCCCACCTCTGGCGAAACCGCGAGATGACGGCCGAAGCCGCCCTGCGTGAGGTGCCGTTTGGCGTACGTGCCCTGCTCGACACGCTCCGCTGGGGGAGCTACCGCTAATGCCCCTCAACGCCGGCGACCTGACCGAGCGGGTCACGATCGAGACCCCCACGCAGACCCGCAACATCGAGGGCGAGGTGGTCACGTCGTGGTCCACGTTCGCGGAGGTGTGGGCCAACGTGTCGGCCCTGCCGAGCCGGTCGGTGGAGAAGTACTTCGACGTGCTGGGGGCCGTGGCGCTCATGGCCTACGCGGTGAAGATCCGGGCCGTGCCCGGGATCACCACCGCAATGCGGGTGATCTACCGCGGCCGCACGCTGGAGATCGGGTCAATCAACGAATACGAGCGGGTGTGGTACCTCGAGCTCGTCTGCGTCGAAACCAAGCCGGTGACCGCATGAGCCTGATCGAAGCACCCGAGACGCTGGTTTACGCGCGGCTGACGGCCAGTGCCGAGATCAGCACGCTGGTGGGCGACCGCGTCTACCCCATGATCCCGCCGGTCGGGGCCGACCTGCCGCTGATCGTGTTTCAGCGGACGAGCGTGGAGCGGCCGCGGTCGCTGATGGGCAACGTCGGCAACCCGGTGGTCACGCTGCAGGTGACGACTTTCGGCCTGTCCTACACGGCCGTGAAGAGCCTGGCCCGGCTGGTGCGGCTGGCCGTGGACAACTACACGGGCACCACCAGCAGCGTGACGGTGCAGCGGACCACGCTCGTGAACGAGAGCGACGGCGTCGAGATGCTCGACGACCAGCGGATGCTGCCCTACTTCAAGGTGGCGCAGGCGTACGAGTTCCGCATCAACGAGGCCACCTGATGGCCGTCGGCTACAAGAGCGGCCTGATCAAAATCTCGGGGCCTGACCTGTACGAGGTCCGGAACCAGTTTCGCCGGCTGCCGAAGAACATCGCGGCCCGCGTGATCGGGGCGGCGCTCAAGCGGGCGGCGGCCCCGGGCGAAAAGGCCCTGAAGCAGGTCACCGCCAAGGGGCCGACGGGCAACCTGCGGCGGGCGATCCGCACCGAGGTGAAGCGGTACCCCCGCGACGGCGCGGCGGTGGCCCTGGTCGGCTTCGTCAAGGCCGGCACCGGCAAGACGAAATCGGCCGGCGGGGGCAGCGTGAAAAAGGGCAAGGACCGGGCGTTTCACCAGTTTTGGCTGGAGTTCGGGACCAAGGATCGGGTGGTGCGGACGCAAGGCGACAAGCCGTACCAGCGATCGTCGCGGGCCGAGAAACGGAAGCTCGTTCGGGCGCTTGGCAAGCGACAGGCCAAGGAGCTGATCACCAAGACCGAGATCGTGAAAGGCCAGGGCGGCTACATCGCGTCCAGCTTCGGCCGGCTCGGGCCGTTCAAGTTCCGTCGGGGCGGCAAGATCGCGGCCGGCCGGGTGCAGACCACGCCGGGCTACCCCCGGGCATTCTTCGCCAAGAGCGACCAGCCGGTGCGGCTGCGGTCGGTGCTGCCGCAGCGGCCCGTCGCGACGGCGTTCCGCATGAGCCAAGCGGCCATCGCCGCCAACCTCCGGGGCGAAATGCAGAAGGCCCTAGAGAACGGCATGAAGATTCTCGAGGACCAGGCCCGCCGCGCCTCGCAAGACAAGCCGCTGGGCACGTAAGCCGCACTGCAAGCAGGCCGGTTTCGGCCGGTAAAACCCAAGAGACCCCCCACAGGAGAGCCGCAATGGCGACCGACTCGCAGGGCAACAACTTCGTTTTCGCCGGTGCGACCTACACGGTCACGAGCGTGACCGTCACCCCCGGCGGCGACCTGCTCGACAACTCCCACCTCGGCCTCGCGTCGGGCGCCAACCGGACCTACCAGGCCCCGGCCCTGACCGACAACGAGATCCAGGTCGAGGCGTACAGCACGGCCTCCGTCACGGTCGGCACCTCGGGCGTCCTGTCGTTCGCGACCGTGACGTACACCGCGACGGTGTCCTCGAGCAACGTGGCGTACTCGGTCGGCGAGCTCGTCAAGCAGTCGTTGACGTTCAAAGTGAAGAGCTGACGCGAGGGACGCGTGGCAAACGCAGCACAGGGGGCCGTCGCCACCTGGCGAACCGTTAGCCTCGGCGAGATCGTGTCGATCGACGTGGACGGCATCGCCGCCGACACGATCGAGGTCACGCCGCGCAACCACGCCCCGCGCAACAAGATCTACAGCGTGGCCGACGTCGATGTCGGCGCGGTGTCGATCACCTGCCGCGGCACCGCGGGCATGGCGCTCGGCAACGTCGGCTTGACGGGTGCTCTATCTATTGTGGCTCCCGGGGTCACGTGGACGCACGACAAGGCGATCTTCGAGACGCTCGGGTGGAGCGCGTCCGTCGGCGAGCTCCAGACTTTCCGAGTCACGTTCAAAATCGGAGCCGCCTGACATGGGCTTGGCCGAGCAGATCAAGGCCGCGGACCAGGGCAACGCACTGAAAGTGCACGTGCCCGAGTGGGGCTGCGATGTATACGTCCGCACGCTGCCGCTGGGCGAGCTGCAGGCGTGGGAGCTCGCGTGCCTGCGAGCCAAGGGCGAGGGCGTGGACGACTACCGCACCCGCTACCTGTCGAAGTGCCTGGTGGACGAGGCCGGGCGGCCGCTGTTCACGAGCGAGGAGCTCAAGGGGCTCTCCGGCGTGGTCGGGGCGCGGCTCTTCAAGATCGCACAGAAGCACAACGTATTGGACGACGCGGAGATCGAGGAAATCGGAAAAAACTGATCGACCGGCCGCTGGATGCCTTCCCGCTGCTGTTGGCCGGTCACCTGGGCATGACGGAGCGGGAGCTCGGAGAGCGAATGGACGTCGCCGAGTATCGGCGGTGGCTGGCGTTTCACCGGTTCGTGAACCCGTTGGGAGGCGAGTGGCGGCAGGCGGCGCGGATCACGGCGGCGGTGCTGGCCCCTTGGTGCGGCCGCGGCCGGGCTCCACGCGAAGACGACCTGATGCCCCTTGAGCGGCCGCCCATGACGGGCGACCAGATCGCGGCGGAACTTAGCAAGCTGGCGAGGCGGTGACATGGCGACCACTCTGGCACTCGCGATGCGGGCAAGCATGTCCGCCACCGGCGTGGTGTCGGGCGCCAACCAGGCCGCCGGCGCGATGGACAAGATGGGGCGTCAGGCCAAGCAGACGGCCGACGACGTCTCGACGCTGAAAACGATCGCCATCGGCCAGGCCGTGGCCAGCGGCGTCTCGTTCCTGGCCACGCAGTTCACCAACGCCGGGCAGGCGGCCCTCGGCTACGCCCGCAGTGTGGCCAACGGCGTAGATGCCACCAACGACCTGGCCAACCGGCTGGGCTACGGCGTGGAAAGCCTGCAGTCGCTGCAGATGGCCGCCAAGCTGTCGGGCGTGGATGACGCCGCGGGCGCCCTGCAGAAGCTGACGGTGGCCATCGGCAACGCCGCCGAAAGCGGCAACACCCAGGCGTTTGAGCGGCTGGGCATCGACTTCGCGGCCCTGCAGGCCATGTCGCCCGAGGAGCAGTTCCGCACGATCCAGGCGGCGATCGCGGCCCTGCCGACGCCGGCCGAAAGGGCCGCGGCCGCGGTGGCGCTGTTCGGCCGGTCGGGCGTCGAACTGCTGCCGCTCATGTCGGAGAACGTGGCGGAGGTCGAGGAGCGGATGCGGAGGCTCGGGGCCGTGGTCGGCGAGGACCAGGTCTCCGGCATCGCGTCCATGAACGACGCGCTCGACACCGCCAAGATGACGTTTGACGGGATCATCGGCACCGTGGTCGGCAACCTCGCCCCGATCGTGGAGTCCATGACCAATGACCTGCTGGCGTTCGTCGAGTCGTTCGAGGGCGTCACGGGCAGCGGCGGCGCCGGCATCGCCGGGGCCATAACCGAGTCGATGCTGGACATCGCGGACTACTTCGCAGGCGTGTTCGACAACGCCACGCAGGGGTTCGGCGACTTCTCGGTCAGCATGGCCGAGACCAGCGCGGTGTTGGAGTTTGTCGGCAACCTTTTTACGGGCGTGGCCGAAGTGCTGCGGGCCGGGTTCAACCTTTTTGAGCTCGCCGGCAACGCGTTGGCGCTGGGACTGGGGAAGTTCCTCGAGGGGATCGGCAGCTGGGTGTCGAGCGACCTGGAGCAGTTCGGCCGCGACATGCAGGCCCGGGCGATCGCCAACGGCCAGCAGAACATCGCGGAGATGGAATCGGCCGGGGCAGGCTGGGCAACAGCTGCCAGCAACGCCGTTTTCGGCGGCAACGCCAGCGAAACGGCCCCCGAGGGGCCTGCCCGCCGGGCCGTGGAGGCCGCACGCCGGCGGATGACGCCCGAGGAGCGGGCACGCCGGGAAGAGGAGCGGGCGGTCAAAAGGGCCGAGCAGCAGGCCGCCCGTGAGGCCGCCGCAGCTGAAGCGACCGCAGCCAAGGAGGCCGAAGCGGAGGCCAAGCGGCAAGGCCAAGCCGCCAAGGAAGCGGAGCAGAAGGCCGCCGAGGAGCAGCGCCGCCAAGAGCAGGAAGCCGAGCGGGCCGCCAAGGAGGCTGCGTCGATCAGCGAGAAGGTCACGGCCAAGGAGGAGCAGGTCTCCGCAATCGAGGCCGAGAAGGCCGCCGCGCTCGACGGCACCTCCAACGAGCGGCTGCAGGCCAACGACCTGCGGTCGAGCGAGGGCATCGCCCAGTTCCTCGGGCTGGCCACCGGCCGCGAGGATCCGGCCGTCGAGGAGAACCGCAAGGCCAACCTGAAGCTTGAGGAAATCCGCAAGGAGCTGCGAGCCCTGCAGGCCCAACGCGTCGAAATCCTGGGGGCCGCCTGATGGGCATCGTCTCGTCCACCGAGCTCGCGACCGTGTCGGCCTCTCGCAGGTTCGGCGAGCCGCCCGTCTTTCAGCGGAAGTGGATCGTCGAGGTCAGCGACCCGGCGACGCCGCAGACGGACATCGTCAACGCGATCGGTGTCGTGTTCCTGGACGCGCACCCCGAAGCCAACTACTGCCTGGCCCAGAGCGTCAGCGTCGGCAACGCCAACGGCTCGCGGTGGCACTACGAGGTCACGTGGGACTACGAGTTGCCGAAGGTCGGCAAGGACAACGCCGCGGTGAACCCGCTGGCCCGGGCCGACATCTGGTCGTTTTCGACCGGCGCGGCCACCGTCCCGGCGCTCGTCTACTACCACGGCGCAACCAACAACGACAAACGGCCGCTGGTCAACAGCGCCGGCGACTGGTTCGAGGGCGTGACCACCGACGAGGCCGAAGTGCGGTGCACGATCACCGGCAATCGAGCCAAGTTCCCGTTGTCGTTGGCGGTGGCGGTCACGAACAGCATCAATAACGACAACTTTCTCGGTGCCGAGCCTTACCAGTGGAAGTGCCAGGGCTTGGGCGCACAGTTCAAGGTTGAGGTGGTCGAGGAAACCGAGGTGAAGTACTGGGAGGTCACGGCCGAGCTCGTGTACCGCCAGAGCGGGTGGCGGCAGATGCTGCCGGACGTCGGCTGGAACTACCTCGACGGAGGCATCCGCAAACGGGCCTACGTGGAGGATCCGGACACTGGCGAGCGAGTGCCCAGTTCGAACCCGCAGCCCCTGAACGAAAACGGGACGCTGAAGCCCGGGACGCCCGACATTCTGTTCCGGCGAGTTCACCCGGCAGTCGAGTTTCAGAGCATGTTTGGCAGGCCGCCGGCGGGGCTGGGGCTCTGAAAGACCTACGGGGAGGGCCGGTAGGCTGCAAACATGGCCGATTTCCTCCAGCTCCCGGGCACGCTCAACATCGCGCTGGTCAACGGCGACGAGTTCGGCATGCTGGCCGACTTGAGCATCGACACCACCGGGTACACGTGGACGGCCGCCATCTACGAGGCCACCACCAGCGTCACGATCGCCAACCCGACCGGCGTGACGACGCAGGGCTCGACGGCCACCAGTTTCACGGTTACGGACGTGAACGCGGCCGCCGGTCAGCTCAACCTGTCCCTGACGGAAACGCAGACGACAGCGCTTGACCCTGGCAAGGTCTACCGCTGGTACCTGCGGG